TATCTAATCACTATGATGAGAACATTTGGCTTGCTAGTGGAGGTGGAGGCATTGGTGGATACTGGGGTGATGTTCGCAGTAACGGCGTGGATACTTCTAACGGCAGTAAGTCAACTGGTTCAATTCCATTCATGCATGTAGTTGATAGTCAAATGCTGGCTTTCAATCAGGGAGTTACCCGAAGAGGAAGCTATGCTGCATATATGAACATCTCTCACCCAGAGATAGAAGAATTTATAAATATGCGTAAGACCACTGGTGGTGACATAAATAGGAAGTGTTTAAATTTACATAATGGTGTCAATATAACTGATGCTTTTCTGGAGGCTGTGAAGTGTGATGACGATTGGAGGCTAATTGACCCTAAAACAAACACAGCTATTAGGACTGTATCAGCTAGAGATTTATGGTGGTTATTAATATCCACTAGGGCAGAGACAGGTGAGCCTTACATTGTGAATATAGATAGGTGTAATGAGAGTCTTCCTGATGAACAAAAGGCACTAGGTCTAGATATAAAGCAAAGTAATCTCTGTTCTGAGATAACACTGGCAACATCAGAGGATCGTACAGCTGTGTGCTGTTTGTCTAGTGTAAATCTAGAGTACTTTGATGATTGGTCTGTTGTAGATACGTTCATACCTGATCTAATCACTATGCTAGATAATGTAATCCAGCACTTTATAAACCATTCTCTTGATAGCTCTTGGCCTAACCATAATGAATATATGCGAGATAAATCTTTGAGCTACTCTCAGTTTAAAGATATTTGTAGAGAAGACAGGACAGGTTATTCAAAAGCTGCCTATTCAGCTTATCGTGAAAGATCTCTAGGGCTTGGGGCTATGGGATTTCACAGCTATCTACAGAAGAATAATATAGCCTTTGAGAGTATGTATGCTGCATCATTTAATCATAAATCTTTTTCTTTGATAAAAGATCGGGCTGCTGCTGCTTCACGTAGTTTAGCTGAAGAGCGTGGAGAAGCTCCAGATATGTTGGGCAGTGGTAGGCGTAACGCCCATTTACTAGCTGTTGCTCCTAATGCTTCAAGCTCTATCATCTGTGGTGTTACAAGCCCCTCTATAGAACCCTTCAGAGCCAATACTTTTACCCACAAAACACTATCTGGTAGTTTTAGGGTGAAGAATAAATACTTAGATAAGGTATTGAAGTCAGCTTTTCCAACCAAGGAAGAGCGAGATAAGGTATGGAAAGATATAGCTGCCCATGATGGGTCTGTGCAGCATATAGAAGAACTATCTGATGATGTTAAAGAAGTCTTCAAGACTGCCCCTGAACTAAATCAGATATGGATTATAGAACACGCTAAGAACAGGCAGAAATATATATGCCAAAGCCAAAGCGTCAATCTATTCTTTATACCTCCAAAGTCTACAGCGGATCAGGATACTCATGATGCATATCTACAGTATGTAAATGATGTACACTGGGCGGGAGCAAAGAACCTGAAGTCTATGTACTATCTCAGATCTGATGCAGCTAGATCTGCTGAGAATGTAAACGTAAAAATACCAAGAATAAACTTATCAGATTCGGAGTGTCTGAGTTGTGAAGGATAGAACTGTTGTAGAAATAACGTGGGATGATGCTTGGACTGACTTCCAAGACTTAGAGATATCTGAGGCTAAGAAGCTAAAGCCTGTGTCCCGCACTACAATAGGTTGGATTGTTAGTGAGAGTGACTCCTGTATAGTTCTTTGTACAGATTTGTATAACAAAGATAGTAAACATATAAACACACCCATAGTCATACCTACGGGCATGATTACAGAATATTATAAATATGAGGTAATACCGTGAGCTTATTGTCAACGCGAGACTACTACAAACCTTTTGATCATCCTTGGATGTTCGATTATTACTTTCAGCAGAATCAAATGCACTGGTTCCCTGAAGACGTACCGCTGCACAATGATGTGAAAGATTGGCAAGATATGTCAGATCAAGAAAAGAATCTGCTAACACAGATCTTTAGGCTTTTCACACAGTCAGATGTGGATGTCGGAGCAGGGTATATTGATAGGTATATGCGTATCTTTAAGAAGCCTGAAGCCCGAATGATGATGGGTTCTTTTGCCAACATGGAGTCCATACATCAACACGCCTACAGTCTTTTGCTAGATACTGTTGGTATGCCAGAGGTAGAGTACAAAGCCTTTGCAGAGTATGAAGAGATGTCTGACAAGCATGAGTATATCAATGACTTGAAGATTTCTAAGTCTGATAAGAAGTCTATTGCTAAGAACTTGGCAGTGTACAGTGCCTTTACAGAGGGGCTACAGCTATTCAGTAGCTTTGTAATACTCTTAAACTTCCCTCGCTTTGGTAAGATGAAGGGCATGGGACAGATTGTAAGCTACAGTATTAAGGATGAGTCTCTCCATGTTGAGGCTATGACAAAGCTGTTTAGAGAGTTTATACAAGAGAATATTGATATATGGACTGATGATTTTAAGAAAGAAATATATCAGTCCTGTAGAGAGATGGTAGATCTAGAGCAGAAGTTTTTAGATCTGGTGTTTGAAATGGGTGACATACCGGGACTAACAAGAAAAGAGATGTCAGATTATGTACAGTATATAGCTGATAGACGCTTGTTACAGCTAGGTTTGAAGCCTAACTATAAAGTAAAAGATAACCCACTTGATTGGCTGGATGATGTGCTAGGTGTAGAGCATCAGAACTTTTTTGAGGGCAGAGCAACTGCATACATGAAGGCTGGATTGAGGGGTAATCAACAAGGAATTACCTTTTCGTGAAAACAGGAAACATTATATCTCTAGCAATTCAACTAGGTACAGACGGGAATGTGTATTCCGAAATGTCTCAGCTACCTATTGAAGAGATAGATGATATATTTAAGAATAAATATGAGGCATCTCTAGTAAAAACTATACATAAGTTTATGAATAGGAAATTTAGAGATGCTTCAATATCTTTAGAGAAAGAACTACAGGCTGTAACATCTACTCTCAAGTAGGGTAGGTGTTATTCCGTATCATATCAGTAACTTCAGTGGCTCTGGAGCCTACCTGTCTAGCCCATTTTGAGTCCATGAACTCATCAGCAGCCTTTTCATACTGCTTTTCTTCCATATAACTCAGGGCTTTAACAAACTTAGATAGGGAGTGGACACCCATATTGAAAGCTAGATTCAATACAGCGTCCCTTCTAGCTCCATCTAGATATCTATAGAAACAAAACTTCTTTAATAGCTGCTCATGGAAGCTGTGTATATCATTATTTAACAGATATATTGCTTCTTCTTTTGTGATGCCTCTATCTTCTAAGTTCCTACCAATACCTATAGTTAGCTTGCCAGATGTACAGTGATAAGGCTTTAGCTTTATACCTTCATGCCTGACTAGTAAATCAATCAGCCCCATTTTCACGCTCTAATTTAATTTTACTATATCCCTCTTCATCAAGATGGGTGACAGCGATCCAAGCGTGAGACATTTCATCTCCTGTGCGACTACCTCCATACACCCATTGATCAGGATCAGGGTTGTTAGGATTGTCAGCTGTATTGTCATACCATTGCTTTACTACTAATACTTCTCCTACACGCAACAGAGGAGCCTCTGAAGGGCTGTAGATATGGCTATGATGCCATGTGGCACTCCAGTTAGATATCTGACTCACAGGCTTTGTACGGCCTGTAAATGGGTTAAATATCTCTAGTGATGCAGCATTCATACGGAGATGTCCGTGAGGCTGAAAGCTGTCTATTCTTACGGGATGATCAAAGCTGTGAAAGCCTTGAGTCATGGCATAGCCATGTGGGGGTACAATGAGATGACCATTTTCATAGCCTTCTCTCAACGGGTATAGTCTTAGGTCTTGCTTGTAAACGTCATTAACTTCTTCGTAGTCCTCATCATGGAACCACAAGCCAATCTCTACTACATTGTCCCTAATCATGTCTCCTTCGGCTGTAGCTCCTACGCCTCCGGGAAACATATGGATGTCCCAACGGACTAGAGAGTTGGCTGGAAATATACGGCATACCCCCTCGGGCATGACCTCTCCCCATTTTCCCATTGCATACTCAGTAAGCTGTCCATACTGGTGCAACTCACCTTCGCTGTCATACATATAAATATCTGAGTTAGCATGATGTACAACCGCTGCTGCATCTCCTCTGGGCTTTACTTGCACAGCTTTGATACATCTAGACTCTGATAACTGTGGGTCAGTAAACTCTTTACTCCAGAGGTCATTGCCATTCGCAGGAATGTCATAGGGAGAAGAAGGAATCACAAGGTCTGGAGATCCAAACTCAGGCTCAAAGTTCCATGCGTCTAAACTAGGAAGCTCTGGAGGCTGTACTACACGGTCTATATCACCGTAGGGAGACCCAGATTTTACCCACTCTACAATGGTGTTTATCTCTTCAGGCTTTAAACGCCAATCGCCTTCTAGATTTTGGATACCTATATGATCGTCGTAGGCGTATGGAGGCATCTCTCTGTTGGCTACCTTGTAAGATATTAAAGGACTCCAAGGTCTAACCTGATCGTAACCCTCAAAAGACATTGGCCCTATGCCGCCCTCACGATGACAGACCAAGCATTTAGTATTAATAATATCTGCTACATCGTCTGTGTAAGTTTGTGCAGACACTAAGAATGGTAGCAACAGTAGAAGTCCTGCTACTATGGGCAACGCGATTACTGGTAAAGTCTTTTTCATATCACCACCTGTCAAATAATTCATCAGCGGAACAGTGAGACTGAGATCTACAGTCTCTAACATTTATTTGAAACAATCCTTGATTAACTCTATTATCAAACTCTATGGGAAAATTATACTGTGCTGCGGAACAATTTGTTAAAAGTATACATATTATAATTAATTTTTTCATGATAACGCTCTTACTATTTTACCTCCTACATTGTATTTATATTTAGATCTGTCCCCATATTTAGCATTCTTAGCTAATACTAGCGGCCCTACCTGTATTACTTCATCTGCAAACTCTACGGGTTGTCCTGTAACCCTGTCGTAGAAGAATGAGTGTCTTCTAGGATCAAAACCTACCTGTATCCATTCATCACTATTAAAGGCTTCCTGTGCGGCTCTAAAGTTTTCTTCTTCTGTCCTATTTATATAGTCTCCCATGATCTGTGCAAACGGAGTTTTAGAATCAGTGCCTTCCATTACTCTTTGTGCTTTTTCTTCTGCTTTCAACTTTCCTTTTATATTAGACATTGTAAAGTCTACATTCTTTGCAGAAGCCGTTGCTTGATAACCAATAGCATTTTGTTTGTCATCATGTATGGTAGGAACCCAAGTGTCATGGTTTTTATACGCATTGATGTCTAACCGCAGACCAACTCTTTTACCTTCTTCTATTTCAATATTGAGTTTTTCTAGTTTGATAGTATTACCATTCTTAGCCGTTAGAGCTTTTCTAACTGCTTTATCTGATTCTGGAAGCGGAACATATGCGTAGGGATAAACAGTACCATTAACAATTTTATCGTACTGTTCAGATGTAATATTCCCCGCCTGTAAATTCTCATAAGCCTCTTTAACCTCTGGAATGGTTGAGGTTATAGTTCTTGGCTGTCTAATCTGAGGGGGCAACTGGTCTTCTGGAATGTCTAGAGCTTTAATCTTGTCATTCTTTTCTTTCAGTATGGCTTCATATTCTTCTATGTCTCCACCAAATCTAGCTGACTCAAGACTCTCTGCATACTCCAACTCAATATCGTCAATTTGATTGGCTATTGTCCTGCCCTCAACATCAACACCTTGATCAAAGTCATCATAAACCATGTCTCTAGCTTTAATCACATCTAGCTCTTCAGTGATCATAGCTGTGTCATCCATCAAGTCTACGCCAGTATCTACACCTATCTCATCAGCCAATTCATTTGATCTTTGAAAGACCTGAAACTCTTCATCTGTGTAGCCTCTAAGCCTTGAAAACTCTTCGCCACCTTCCCCAGCTTGTTCTATTACTTCATCAGGTATAGGGCTATGCTTTTCATCTAGCAAAGAGCGAGTGTTGGTTTGCAAGAACTCTGAATACTTAGGATCATTTGTAGATAATTCAGGTACAAATTCTGCGTTCTCATCAACACGATTAACTATTCTTGTTGCCGCCGATACAGCTGAATCCCTAGATACATTTCTCTTAGAGTAGTTTTCTATTACATCTGCTAGTAGCTCTATGACAACTTTGCCACCACCACCAAACTCTACTCGCTCTTCCTCATCAACAAAAGCTCCACCAGCCTGTTCATTGTAAGGAACACCTGTCATTCTATCTACACGCTCATCGGGTTCTACAGCTGTTCTAGGAACATCATAGACCTCACCGCCTATATTAAATAAAGTTCTTCTTAGCGGAGAATCCTCTTCAGGTCTTGCTAGTCTAGTGCCTACCATATCAGAATATTGCCTAACAAGCTCTTTAACAGTAGACCCTACAGACTCTCCCGGCCCAAATCGCATCTTCTCATATGCGTTCTTAATCAAATCTGTAGATACTTGTGTGGGCATATATCGACCACTAATAAACTGACCTATAGCTTTATTACTAAAATTACCTTCTTTTAAATATTGTGCTGTCTTGCCCTTCCCTACCAAATCTATAGAGGCTTCAATTTTTCTAGAGAGTTCTTGAGCATTCCTATACAAAGCCTTTTCTCTATTTACATAATCTCCTACTATCTCATCTTGTGTGGTTCTGTAGTTTACAAAAACACTCTGTAGGTTTCTGTCATCGTCTTTATAGTCTGATATAGCAAATCTTATAGAATCTGCGGGGTCTAGCTCTTTGAATCTCACACCTAACATTGCGACAAGTTCAGTAGAAAGTAATCTATTCTTTCCTGTGTATGTATTAGGTAAATCATTTCTTGCTTCATAAAGATTTTTAAGTTGAGTAGCAACCCCCGGTTCAAATGCCTTTAGAATATGATAAGGAGTAGCCGTTAATTTTTCTTCCGTAGTCATGTCTGCGGTAAACAGAGCCTTTCCATCTGGAGTTCTTCCGTTACCTTTTAGAGCAAACCCAACATCTGTTATTGCTTTTGTAAGTATGGTTTCATCTACATATGGTCTTACTAAACTACCTGCTGCACTTACAGCAGCATCTGCTAAATATTTATCTAGCCTCTCTCCCTGTAAACTGCCATCTCGTATCTCACGATAAGCCGCCATTATTGGTTCTTTAATTACACTGTAGCTATCTAAAAACTGTGTGTCAGATGTATGTAGCTTACCGTCTATTCTTAGAAATAACTTTGGTGCATCCTTTGACCAAGGAGTTTCAGTCAAAGTCTGTGCAGCTTGTCGTTCTTCTTCAGTTAGTCCTGCAAGTTTAGCCGTAGCTGACCCAGCAGCATAGAAGGCTCCGTTAGTTGCGGCAAAGCCTCCTAATCTTCTTAGTCCTCTAGCTCTTAAAGTAGCATTACCTGAAGTTATTTCACGGGATGCTTGTCTAACTATATTTGCTGATGTTCTGATAATCTCAGCAGGAAAACTTACAAAGCTGCCAAGCGGTGCGTTTCTTAAAGACTTTATACCTTTAGGAACTCTGTCATAGTTAGGCAAAGTATTCCTAATTACATCAGCAGCCTCTTCTTCAAGAGTGGCTAGATCTCTATCTGGGAATGCCTTTTTAAGAGTATCTAGCTCTTGATTGTATGCGCTGATTTTAAATAGATCATCAGTAGCAACATATACATCTTCTACGAACTCAACAGCCTTGCCTCCATACTGCCCTAGTTTGCCTAATCTATCTTTTAATTTGCGCGGATCAATCAGAGTATCTCTGTCTGATTCTAATAAAGATCTAAATTCTCCCACCCTTACATTAGTGTTGATAACCCCTAGCCTTAGATACTTTTCGTAAAGTTCATCTAGAGTTACATCTTGGCCTTTCATTATTTGATTTTTAAGTGTTGTTCCTGCACCACTAAACTCGTAGGGTTTTAGGCCATTAGCTGTTCCAAACTGCAAACCACCTAATAGGTTTCTAGCCTGTGTGGTTACACTAAATACAGTTTTAGCAGCCTGTGAAGATCCTTTAAGTGACAAGAAAGATCTGTATGCATTAGCCAATGCACCTTCAGCCTGTGGAGCGGATAAGAAAGACTCATTTTGTTTTATTGCAGCTATTATCTCAGGCGTAGTGTACTTACCATCTAATACTGAATTAGTGCCTGTTATCTTATTCGCATCTTTAATTAAATCTACAGGAGCATTATTTTCATCAAAGATATATTTACCCTGAGTACCTAGCCTGTTTAAGTTATTATAAAACTTGCTAGTCTCTACAAACCTAGACATCTTGCTTACAGTAAGAACAATATTATCAGCAGGATTTTCTATCTCTCCCATTAAGGCTCTAATTTCAGGAGCTATTTCTTTTTTACCTGCTAATATTTCTTTGTTAATTCTTCTAGATCTTACAAAATATTCTCCTGCTGCATTTCTATCTGCAAAGCCTCCCTGATCTAGAATATTATTTATTTGTATTTCTGCTTGCCTGTATGCGTCATCTATATTTATTGCACCTTGAGTTTTATCCATAGCTTGCTGGACTAGATACTCTCTTGCATCATTAACAACATCTTCAGATGGCTTGAATCCTGTATCTTCAAATAAACTATAAGACCTTCTCAGATACGATCCTACATTTTCGTTTACAAGTTCTCTAATCTCTAAGGGTATACTAGAGCTTCCTGTTATCTCTGTTGATAGATCATCAATAAGCTCTCTAGCATTTAAAACTTCTTCTGCTACCTCAGTAGTAAATCCAAATTCTTCTTCTATGTCCATTAGAGCAAGTTTTCTATCTGACCTTGATAGATTTTTTAACTTTGGATCTGAAAGAACTTGCTGAACTCTATCGCTTATATCAACGTCCGAGTTCTTAGCCATCTCATCCATAGCTGTAGTTAATCTAGTAGCTATGTGTTCGGCTCTGCTAACAGCAGATCTTTGCGCGTACTGGGCATCATCAAAAGCACTTTTAGCCTTGGGGGTAAAGTAACCTCTGCTAGTAAAAAGCTGCCTAAATACTCTATTTAAACGACTGCTCTGCTGCTGTTGTACTTGTGCAGCCCCTTCAGCAGTTTCGTTAAATTCTATTTGGTCTTCGCGCTTTTGTAGCCCTGCTCTTTCTTTGGAGTCTTTTAGATAATCTACAAATACCTCGCCTCTTTCTTCCGGGGTAAGGTCTTTAGCATTTTTGTTAAACATTGAACGGGCTTTTGAATAGACACCTATCGCACCCTTTCCACCCGCTATAGATAAATCTACTAAGGCTCCAAGCGCAAGACCTTCACCTACCAACTTTAATCTTTTTTCAACTTCAGAATCATCTTCGTTAGTTGCTAGATAACCTGATATGTCACTCACGGTAGATTCGGGAAATGTTTCTTCTAAAAAGTTAAATATATTTTCATCTTCATCGGCTAAAAGTTGATCTGTAAATACACCAGCCAAAGCACCTTGAGCAATTCTTGGAACCTGCTGAAGAGCCTTTGCACCAGCTATTCTTGAACCAACAACTAAATAAGGAACGACTTCTGCTACTCCACCAAGAGTAGTTGTAGTCTCTCTTATCTTTCCTGTTTCTGGATCAATTAACTCGTTACGACCTTTAGCGGCTAAAGATGCACCTATTTGTCCAGAGGACTCTCGCAGGGTTTCACCCATTTCACCGGGAACTAAACCAGATATTAGATCAATCCCTGTGCTGTACAGACTTGCTTCTGTTCGAGCAAGAACTTTTCTAAAATCAAAGCCTACTCCTTCTTTTTGTGCAGGAATATCTATACCTAAATCTACATCTCCTGTGCCTAAAATGCCGGGTGTAGTCTCTCTCCTAATTTCCTCTTCAGGTTCAGGCTGCTCTACAGGATCTGGACGTTCTACAGGCTCTGGCTGCTCTACACGCTTCTGAGCTACTTTAGCTTCAACTTCCTCATCTGTAACATCATCAGGAACGTCAACAACAACTTCACCTGTAGATAATCTAACTGTTCTAGGCATTACTTAGTCCTTATAGGCTCTCGAATGGTAAGGGGCCAGTTCTGCGGTCAAAATCTGCAAAGTCTAATAGCACTCTCTCTATAAGTTGACCTCTTGCAGCATCATATTCCTCTTGTGTCATCTCCCCCGCAGTAAGACTTTGTATTAATCGTTGCATTTCTACACCATCATCAATAATTAGATCATAACCCGCTTGTCTTTTAGCCATTAGTTCTGGGTTGACTACAAATTCTGGATTCTGCATCATATCTGTAAATATTTCGCCTTCAGCTACCCATTGTTCAAATGTTGTATAGTCTCCTATGGTATTATAACCAGCCGCTTGAACTCTTGTAGCAAACTCATTCTTACCTTTAGCACTAAAGTCATCTAAGACATCCTGCTTATAATTAACATTATTCTGAAGCATCTCTCGAATTTGATCGGCTGCAAGCACAGGATTATCTTTTGTAGCATCAAAAATAACTGCTGGGTCACTTACTGTAGTAACAACTTCCCCTGTAAATCTGTCTGTTCTTTTTTCTTGTACTTGTTGGATTAACTTAAAATTAGCTCCGGTTCCAACGCTAGTTATACTCTCTACTCTGTCAACTCTCTCTCTATCTGTAGGAGCCTCTAGCTCATGAACAAACTCTGTAAACTTTGCAGCCTTTACTACATCTTTATTTTGTTCATACGTTTCCATAAAGGTATTAAAAGCATCTCTGTTCTGAGCTAGTGGGCCTTGCTGAATTGCAAGCAGAGCTTCATCTTCAAAGTCTTGTCTAGACTTTCCTGAGATAGCTCCTCTTAGCTCACGACTTAAAAGTCCCATAACACTTGTGGGCTTGGCATTCTTAGACGATAAATCTACCATAGCTGAAAAGTCTTCGTAAGTTCCTACTTTTTGTGACAGAGCATAAGCCTCATCATGGTTCTCTGCCATTGGAGTAATTATCTCTCCAAGTCTTTTTCTTATGTCTGCATCGAATACATCTGGGTTAGCCGCAAAGTCTCTCCAGCCTTCTTCGCCTTCTCGTTCAGCTAACTCTGCTCTATAGCCTTCTTCCCAAGCAGGAAGATGCTGATCAAATAAAAAGTCGTATGTAGACTTACCAGAGGCATCTATCTGGCTTTGTACGGCTCCTATTCTTTTTTTTCTATCGTCTGCTATTTTAGCTTGTATTCTTTCATTCATTATAGGAGCAGAATTAATAAAATTATTAGTACTGTCTCGCAATGTATCGCTCAATACAGATCCTAAAAACTTACCAGCTACGTTAGAAAAAGCACCTACAGCCGCCTCTCTTGCCTGACGTTTAGCAAGATCTTCGTACTGTCTACGCCTGTTGTTTTGTAACTTAGTAAAAACTGAATCAATAGACATTGCTTATTCCTCTAACAAATTCTTTTCTCTGGGAGCCATTAAACTTTCTACAGGCAACTCTTCTATCTTCTCTTGGATCTCTTCAGGTATAGCACCTTTAGGTATGTTCTGATGTTTATTTTTCATGTAAGCTGCCATGTCAACAGTCCTACCAGTTGCTACGTTTTCTGCTTCTTCTTCTGTTTCTTCTTCTGCATAGATTACATAGTCTATACCTGCTCTCTCAGCTAGTCCCATAATTATATAAGTAGCTGGCTCTGCCAGAAGCATCATCAGGTCTGGATTCCATATGCCTTTATCGAATGCTGCAAAGAGTATAGTCTGGACTACCTCCATTACAGGCACACCTTCTATAACTAACTCCATTACCTCTGGATATACTTCTTCGTTAGTAATCTTTGTAAAGAAGTATTCTATGCCATCTCTAAGATTAGTTATCTGTGGAGCCTTTTCAAACTCATACCTTTGATCAAAATCATTTGTAAGAGATTGTCCGGGGATAGACCTACCAGCCGAAACTATGTTTGATATATAATTTTCTTCCATTATCCCATCATCCTAGCCCAAGTGCTTTTTGGTTTATACAGTCCATCATATTGAACCATAGGTAGTCCATATCCAACTTGAGGAAGTTGAGATATTTGAGAACCTGTTACATCATATGCATTTTGTACAACAACCACTGAACCTCCGTATGGTAGTGCCTCCTCTGGCTCTGGAGCCATCAAGCTCTTACCAACTTCTTTTATAGCTTCAGTCCCTGCCGCTGCTAATGATTTTTCTTTAATCTGTAAGCCTTTGTAGTCTGATGTAACTCCTTCAATAACTTCATCACTATAAGAAACTCCAGACTCTCCTTTAACTCTATCTAACAAAGAAGGCTTATCAAACCTAACTTCCGGTATATCTAAATCGACACCAGAAGGAAGCTCGACTTCAAAACCAGTAGTAGGATCAACTCTTTTTCCTACAACATCCATAGTTGTATAGTCACCCGCTGGAGGCTGTCTCATTTCTAGACCTTGCCTAGTTAAATCTGCTGGTGAACTTCCTGCACTAACTTTAGGGTCAGGAATTAAAGAACTAAAATCATCAGCGTAGGCTCCTTCTCTAACAAAATCTGGAGATGAAGGATCTGAGAACTTTGGCTCAAAACCTGTCTCTCCGGGCTTCAAAGATGTAAAACCTGAAACTTGATTCATCTCAGGAGTCCTTGCAAATTTTTTCCACCACTCTCCACTTCCTATGGTAGTATTCCAAGTCTCTCCAGTAGCCTGAGCCGCAATATCTAATGCACCGCCTTTACCAAACACATTCGTAGCTGCATTCTCTATGTTGATTCCGGGTATCTTGTTAAGCATTGTTTTACCAACTTCACCCACATAGTTCTTAACAGCACTTGTAACAGTGTTAAATACTCTTCCCGCTCCTGCTGCAAACTTAGCTGCTCCATTAACAACATGAGCCACACCTTTTACCAAAGCACTAGTTGCAGGATTAGCAAGTGCAGCGGTAGCCCACGCCCCTACATTACCTAATGTATTAGCAAGAGCAGCCCCAACACCGGGAAGAATAAAGGCCATTGCGATCTGACCAACAATCCCAATCTTGTTCATAAACTTGCCAACTTTTGTAGCAACTTTTTTGATTCCTTTGCCAATCTTCTTAAAGACTTTTTTAACGCCCTTAAATATCTTACTAAAAAATCCCATTTGTATTTACCTATGACTCTAAAATTTTATCAGCTATTCCAACTAACTTATCTATATAGTTAGCATCTCCAGCAGCACCGGGATCGTTCGCTAGTGCTGTAGCATACAAGGTAGTCTTACGTTGCTCTTCATTCTCAAAAGCTGTTCTTGCATAAGAGGCATCATCTCTAAGCTGCTGCCAAACATTTGCAAGCTCTTGAGTAGAAATATTGTAAGCCTGTTGAGCCGCTGTTGCATTTGCTGCATTTTCAGCCGCAGTGTTTATTGTATTAGCTTGTCTACGCCATTCAGTATTAGACTGCTCTATTGCCTGTGCATTTTGAGCATTCCACATTTCTCTCTGTGAATCTAGCTGTGCATTGAATTGATCAAGCTGTGTGGTTAATTGATTGTTAAACTTTTCAACATCTATTTGGTTTCCAGAATTTATAGCAGCTGTTCTGTTCTTTTCAGTAACATTAAACTGTGCCATAGCATTTTGTTGAGCCACATTAAACTGCTCCATCTGTGCAGCTAAATTAGCGTTGAACTGTGCTATCTGTGTTTCAGTTTGTGCATTAAACTGTCTAGCAGCATTCTGTGAAGACTGATCTGATAGAAGTCTTTGCTGTTTAGATTGTTGATCTAATATTACAGCTTGCTGTTGGTTAGATAAATTAGCAATATCAAGCTGTAGAAAGTTATTAGCATTCTCTATAGCCACTCTAGTTCTTTGATCCACAGTGGCTAAGTCTAAAGATGCTAAAGCTGTAGCATTCTGCATAGCTGCTTGTTGCCTAGCATTAAAATCAGATAGTGTTACAGTCTGCATAAATTGACTATTAGCAAGCTGTACTTGCTGGTCAGCATTAAATTTAGTTAAATCAATATTAGCAACTAACCTAGCGTTCTCTACAGCCCTTTGCTGATTAGCATTCAACTGGGCTATACCCATCGCTTGAGCGATACTAGCTTGAGCAAGATTAGTCTCCATTCTGGAGTTTAAGTTTGCAAGCTCTGTTTGCTGTGCAGCATTTAGATTATCTGATGAAGCATTGTTTAGTGCTGTTAAGTTTGCAAGCCTTACTTGCTGATTAGCATCTAAGTTAGCCAACTCCATTTGTTGTTTAAAGGCTGCGTTCTTACTAAGGAAGTCTGCTGCTACTTGAAACTCTGCAAGTCTTTGCTGATTCGTAGCACTCATGTTTTCACGACCAGTAAGACTCTCTACCTCTAAGTTTGCAAGCTCTACTTGCTGCTCGTTAGATAGGTTTAAAGAATTAGTAGCCTGTTGATTCTGTACATTAACTTCAGCTGTTCTTTGCCGATTAGTTAAGTTTTGAGTTCTAATCTGCTGTGCTTGTTGTGCAGTCAGAATAGCTGCTTCTTGAGTAAACTGACTCTGAAGCTGCTGTATGTTTTGTGCAAACTGTGCTGTTTGACTTGCAGCAGTTTGTTGATTAGCAAGATTCTGTAATCTTCTACTAGACTCAAGCTGGGCTGTCTGCAAAGTGGCTTGCTGTTCGTTGGCTAAGTTTTGTGCCGATCTCTCTTGCAAAGCCTGTGCATTGGCCTGAGCTATTGGAACAGCGTTTTGTATAATAGCATTAAATAAAGAATCCCTTGCAACAGTAGAGACTGCCATGCCTCTTTCGGCTAACCTAGCCTCTACAATATCTACAGCAGGTCTTGCCCATGTAGGTATCTCACCAGTTTCAAGACCTCCTAAGAGTGTCTCTAACTGTGAAGACACTAGAGCTTCAGTGGGTAATGCTGCGACAGCTGCTTGAATATTTATAGGCTGTGTGTCTATAGCTGCCGTTACTGAGGCAGGGTTCTCTGCGACTGTTGCGGCAATAGCATCTGGTATTTGTCCTACCTCTGCTACCATTGAAGCAGCAGCACCTTTAGCTGCCTCGCCTTTAACCACTCTAGCCTGTGCAGCTTCAAAACTTACTGAATCTGTTATCTTTGCCTCTATACCTGTCATAGAGGTTGTAGTCAGTGCTTGTCTTTGTTGTGCTTCTATTTCAGGAGTCGCAGAGACTCTTATGTCTGCTGCGGTAACTCCGGGTACAAAAGAATCTGGATTTACAGTGAACTGGGCTGCTTGAGCCATACCAGATGTGGTATCTCCCATTTGTGCAGCTGTCGCTCTAGAACTAAGATCTTTAAGTTCATTGACAGTTATAGGAGGTCTTTGATTGCCTATGGCGGGTACAGTTCTATTTAGCTCACTTGCTAAAGCAGCTTCATATTGTGAAGCATCAATCTGACCAGAAGTAATTCCTGTCTTTACATTTGCTACAGCCACTTCTATCTGTGTGGCTGTTACATTTGGAGGAGAAGGTATATTTACAAAATCATTAAGTTTTTGAACAGCAGTTTCTGCGGTTATCGCAGTGCTTGCATCAACAGCAGCAGTTGTTGGTCTAGCTACATAATCTGCAACATTAACTGTAGGGGGTGTATAAGTTCCGGGTGTATCATCTTTAATACCAGCCACTTCAGTTGCAGCTACTTGAGCAGTTTCAAACTCAGAGCCTAGAGCGTCCTGATACATTTTAGTAGCAGTATCTCTATCAAGGTCTAAGGCATCTGCTACTAAATTTACATCTGCCCCTTCATCTCTTATAAACCTTGCAAGCTCAGTATTAGTAGCATTAGGATTATTTTGTTGAAACTCTATAACTCTAGCAGTAGGTTCATCTGTGAGTGCAGAGAACATCTTGTTAGCTACACCAGCATCTACTCCTAACTTTTTAGCTAAATCATTTAAATTTACATTGTTATCACGCACATATCTTGCAATACTTAAATTATCTGCTCCGCTTTGTGCATACTGAAAAGCAGCTTCTAGAACAGGATCAACAACAGGATCACCCGCACCATCTGTATCCTTGTCATCACCACCTGTACCACCTGTGCCACCTGTACCACCTGTACCACCTGTGCCACCTGTGACACCTGTGCCAGTGGCTCCATCAACAGGGAGAATTACAAACTCACCGCTTTGATCTATTGCACCGGGTCTCTTTGAACCGGGCCTTTTGTCGTTAGGGTCAACAAAACCTTCGGTATCAATGTCTTCTTCATGCATACTCATCTATATCACCACTTAACCTTGTGCGACCAAAACCTAGCCGATAGCTTTGAAGGACTAGAATCCTGTGCGTTATGCCTAGCATAGTAAGATTTTCTTCTTGCTTTATCTTTAGCTGTCTTAGGATTCTTACCCGCGCCTTTTACACCTTGCTGACCAAAACGAATTGTTTTTACTTTGTCTCCTACCTTGGCTACAACGACATGACTTTTAGTAGGATGACTAGGAGTTCTCTTAGGCTTATTAAAACCTGTAACTCCTGCTCTAGCTAATCTTGAATCTTTCTCTTTAGCCATTATGCTTTCCTATCTACCTTCTTAACTTTCTCTACTGTCCTCATAGCACCTAATCCTAACATACCCATCAACACAGGCATCATAAGATCAAGTTCTATCATAGGTACTACTACTCCAGTTTCTAAAAGCTCTAGAGCCATATTTACAAAAGGTATTATTAAAAAGTTACCTGCCATTCCAAGACAGCAGACCCAACCGATTGCAGGTCTCCAGCCAGCCACAAACATACTGTGGTGTTGTGCTTCTGTTTTATTTACTTCTATCTGAGCCTTAACTACTTCGTGAGCATGACGCTCTGCCATAGTAGCTATGTCGTGTGACAGTTTTTCTTTTAGATCTTTGTCAGTAACAACCTTATCTAAAATATCTGATACAGGCCCGACTAAACTAGAAATTATTCCAAGCATTAAATAGCTACCAATACCAGCACAGCAACTACAGCAAGACTAGATAGTAGTACCACTGTTCTATTCTTCACAGACTTTTCAGAATCTAACCAAGCCTTTGCTTTAGCTAAATAGTCTTGACACTTTTCTAATACTACATTCAACCAACTAATCATAATATCACCACAAAAATAAAAAATATCACAAAGTAGTACCAAAAAGACTTTATACGTTTCCAAGGTATATCAGGTAAAGGCTTCCCATTATCTAATAGTCTTCTCATTACTCGCCTCCCCATCCCATATAAATACCAACGGCTAAAGCTGTAAGAACAGCAGTAGTCAGCATCCTAGCTATTGTTTGACCAACAGTAGTCTTTGTAGCTCTCCAAGAATCTAAAAGCCCACGTAATTCTTTTACGTCATCGTAGGCATCTGCGTCAGAGAGTCCTATTTCTTTCAATGCTTGCTTCGCCCCTTCTTGAGCCGCAGCATGGATAATTAATTCTAGTTGCTCTTCATTCATCACTTATCCACTTTATTGTCTAGCCTTCTAAATATACCGCGAATCTTTTCTTTTATTTCAGAGTCATTGTGTCTATAGTCTTCTTTGTTTACATATTCTTTTGTAATATTACTTACATCATCATCTAGCTTATCTAGCTCTGTGAATATTCTACTGAATATAAAACCTATAACAAATCCTGCTATACCGATTGTTATGTTAAATAAGACTTGGTAGTCCATAAATTATTCAACTTCTTCTTCTCTAGGATCGACCCAACCTTCAACCTCTGTAAATGTACCATCTGATGCACAGGTATACTTCCCGCCAAACCAATCATCTGGAGCGGTTACTTCGGCAACCAAACTGGCGTTATAAACATTTAAATCAGTTATTGTGAAATCAGAAGCGACTATAATTTTATTCTCGTCAAAAAATACGCTTTTCTCGTCATCAAGAAGATAGCGAGATGTGCGAGTTGCATTATCAATAATTGTCTTCATCTATACCCCCTTTAATACTAATGTAGTAGCGGTCAATGCTTTCCCAGCCGTCACACTTGGGGTGCTTGCACTCGTAGCATACGTCCCATCTCGCTGCACAAAGTAGGTAGAGCCAATAGTCAAAGTTAAGCCAAAACCAGAATTAGTTATTAAACCACCATTTACAGTAACATTTCCTGTAGAGCCATCTGATATGGCAGCATTTGCAACACCTACCCAGTTACTAGAAGTTAAATTTGTCGAGACATGACCTGTCGTTAAAGCTCGTGCGTTTCCATAATTAGAATTACCGTGATCTCGGTAGCCTATAAACACTTTTTCAGCAGAACCATCAAACGATGCACCAATTTCGGTAGTCTGGCCGCTGTTAAACGCAACAGGAGTTGCAAAACTTATTGAGTCACCGCTCAACGTGCCGACAGCATAATTACCACCGTCCACATCTTCATTACGAAACAACAAAATAAATCTATCTGCGGTTGTGTCATAAGTGCTTGAGTAATGTTCGCTATTGGTGCTTGAGGCGACTTGTGCGCTTCCTGCAAATGAAGCGGTTGTCCCAGAGACAGAGCCAACTCTCGCAGTTGGATAGCTGCTGTTGCCTCCATCTTTATAGCCAACAATAAACTTATTGTTAGCGGCACTGTATTCAATCACACACTCATAAGAGGTTGCGCTCTCAAAAACTACCTTACTGCTAATTGTAGCTGAGTTACTGCTTATGTCTGCCGTAACAACAGTTCCGTAGTTATTGTTATTTAAGTCAGCAAAAGCGACAACAAAAACATCCGCAGATGTGTCGTAACATATATCTGCCTTCTGAGAAGAACCCTGACTACCTCCATCAGCCCTCATGCTTAACGCACCGTTTGTTCCATTGACATTGCTAACATTAGTTCCAGATATTTGAAGTATTGCCCCTCTTAGATAATTAGAACTATCTTTAAAAACTACAAAGTGCCTATCGTCATCGGGGCTATACTCAACCTTGAGGTAAGTATTACCACCACTATTAAAAATGTCTGCCTCAGAACCGAAACTGATGTCAGTACCACTGATTGTGCCTACCCTTGCTCTAACTTTTCCATCATGATTAGCACAAACAAATAAAACTTTATTTGCAGTTGAATCAAAACTACAGCAACAATAACTTGTGTTATAAGCAGTTAAAGTAACTTCTGTGCCAAATGTCAGGCCACCATCTGACGCAATAGTCACAACCCTTGCATATGCATAACTACTGCTGCCTTGATAAAAAACAACTGTTTTATTCGCATTACTGTCAAACACGCTTGCTACATATTCCGTTGCAGCTGACTCAAATGTTGCTTCCGTCCCAAGAGCCTCAGTGATCGTGCTTTCTGCAACCTGAGTCACCGTACCGTTAGTATTAAGTATTACAGGTTTTCCTGAAGCTACAGCACCACTAGCAGTAAAAGTTTGAACATTCCCCGCAGGAGCAGGAGCTTGCCATGAAATATCAGTGCCATCAGAAGTTAAAACTGTGTCTGCCGCACCTTTAGTAAGCAAAGCAGTAGCAGCAGAGGAATTACCGTAAACTAATGAGCCACGACTAACAGCATCAAGTATATTTAATTCAGTAGCATTAGAAGTAACACCATCAAGAATATTAAGTTCCGCTGCGGTGCTTGTTACACCATCAAGTATGTTTAACTCTGCTGTAGTGCTTGTAACCCCATCAAGTATGTTAAGTTCTGTTCCTGTGGCAGTAACACCATCTAGAGCATTAATCGTAGCTGCGCTATCTGCTATGTCCCTTGCTTTGCTCATAGTTAGGCTCCCGGCTCTTCAGGCCATGTTACTGTAGTTGGGAATGTTTCTTGTTGAGGCACATCACGTAGGGCTTGTCTATAAGTTGCCCAAGCTGTTTTATCTGACCCATTATAATCAGGCATTTGCGTCCAATCTGTATTAGTCAACTTACTATTTCTAGTGTTACGATGTTTAGCTGCTTTTTCTTGTGCAGTTATCACTCTAGGAGGGTCAGTATCTTCAACTATTGTAGTTGTGCCATCTTCAATGTTATATATTGCTTTCTTCATATCTTCCTCACAAATAACATATGTTGGCTTGACCGCCATCAAAATCTCTATCGCTTTCGGTTAGCTGTATTTTTAGTTTAGTTAATTCTTCTCCTAAATTTACATAACTAACACCGCCACCGCCCCCTGCTATCGCACTCCACATCATAAAACGATAGTCTCTAATTCTGCTAATATAGGCTATTCCATAGAATGAACCAGTACTATTATAATCTGTTACACCTAAATGATAGTTAGGATTAGTATCTCTAGCTGTATTATCATAGCTTCTATAAGTATTGCCTTCATACCCCGTAGTTTTATAATTATTTGCTGCTCCTCCTAAAACTACACCCCAATCATTTTGGTCATCATCACTACTAGCAGCAAGAAAATTAACAATAATTAAACTGACTCCTGCGGGTATGCCTGTAAATTCTATAGACGTACCATCTGTAGGAAAATTAACTAATGAAGTTGTAGTAAGCCCAGAAGAAGCAGGAGCCGACCAAGCAATATCAGTACCATCAGAAGTTAAAACAGTATTAGCTGCACCTTTAGTAAGTATTGCTGTAGCAGCAGAAGAGTTTCCATAAATTATAGAGCCTCTTGAAAGAGCATCTAGTTTATTTAATTCGCTTGCGTTAGAAGTGACCCCATCCAGAATATTTAGTTCTGCTGTGGTGCTTGTAACTCCGTCAAGAATATTTAATTCAGCAGCAGTACTAGTAACACCATCTAAAATGTTTAGCTCTGCTGCCGTTGAAGTTATAGACGTTCCTGCAATTTGTAGTGTAGTTGCATTAACTTCACCAGACGATCCATATACAACACCTTTACTATTTACAATAGTTCCTGCACTAGAACCATCTAATAAGTTTAGCTCTGTGGCAGTGCTAGTTACACCGTCTAGTATGTTTAGTTCAGCAGCCGTAGACGTTACTCCGTCTAAAATATTTAGCTCTGCTGCGGTAGCTGTAAGTCCTAAGTTTGCAAGACCAGTGGGTGCATCATTAATGTCAGAAAGGTTAGCAGCCGCTGTAAGAGCATTAGCTACAGCAAATGTTTCATAAGCTATAACCTCTACTAAGTCTCCCGATACTGCACCAGATGCTAAAACTATGGATGTACCATTAGTTGCTGTTACATCTGTGCCTACAATAAGTTTTACACCATTCATGAATACATCTACATATCCAACGTCATAGGAAACAGAGAATGTTGTTTGACTTGATGTAGCGGTAAAGTTTGTTCTAGTATAAGCAAACTGTGCGCCTAATGAACTCCAAGCACTACCGCTGTACCCTTCAAAACCACTTGTAGTAGTGTTGTATCTTATTTGACCTTGTGCGGCTGTAGGACGTTGAGCGGTTGTACCTGCCGGGACTTTTACTGCATCAGTTCCATTTACTGTTACTAATCCTGTAAATGTTGGAGATGCTGTGGGAGCTTTTGCGTCTAGCTGTGTTTGAATAGCAGAGGTTACACCATCTACATAATTTAATTCTGTAGTTGTGGCCGTAACCCCATCTAATAAATTTAACTCAGTGGCTGTAGCTGTAACGCCATCTAATATGTTTAACTCTGCTGCTGTAGATGTTATAGCAGTTCCACCAAGAGTAAATGTGCTAGAAACTGATAGTGTAGTAACTGATGCTGCGGCTGCTGTAGAACCTCCAATGACTGTATTATCAATAGTACCGCCATCAATGTCAGGCGTGTTAATGTCAGGAGAAGTTAATGTTTTGTTTGTTAAAGTGTCTGTTGTAGCTCTGCCTACTAATGTATCGGTAGATGTGGGTAAAGTAACAACTACGTTTCCACTATATGCACTATGGGCTGCTGATTGTAACTGTGTGTAGTGAGCATTAGAAACTTCACAGTAAAACTTAACATTAGATACAGACCCACTATTTTTAAGAACAATCTCACCTGATTGGACATCAACATTACCATCTAACCTTACAACACCTGTTCCATTTGGAGTAAGTGCAATATTTCCATTAGACGTAGAAACTAAAGCATTACCATTTACATCTAAGTCACCACCTAACTGCGGAGTAGTATCATCTACAACATCTGTCATAGTTCCTGCGGCTAGGCCACTTACAATAGTATTTCTTGTTACTCTTTTTAAACTTCCATCAGAAGTGTCTACAGCTAGGAAAACATCATTATTAGCTATCGTACTTATTTCTGAGAGATCACCAACTGCCGTAGAAGCAAAGCCTGTTCCATTTGCAATTAATAAATTACCAGAAGTATTTGTAGCAGTTTGAAAGGTAGTACCTTTTACTTCTCCAGATGATCCATAAATTACTGCCTTGCTATTTACAACTGTACCTGCGGAAGAACCATCCACAAGATTTAACTCACTTGCAGTTGATGTAACTCCATCTAGGATATTCAATTCCGCAGTTGTACTTGTAACTCCATCTAATATGTTAAGCTCTGCCGTAGTTGAAGTTACCCCATCTAGGATATTTAACTCGGCTGCTGTAGCACTAATAGCAGTACCATTAAAATTAATGCTATCTAAATAAGCTGTACCATCTACATACAAGTCTTTCCATTCTTGGCTAGAAGATCCTAAATCATAAGTATTATCTGTATTAGGAATAATATTACTATTTACATCTGCACCAAATACAACATTGTCATCTGCGGCATCTCCTAGAGTGAGCGTACCACCATTAAATGTAGTAGTTCCTGTAACTGTAAGATTGCCTCCTACGTCTACATTACCAGTAGTTGTAATAGCATCTATAAAGGCGTTCGACCAATAATTAGAGCTATCCCCAAGACTGTGAGTACTATCAGCACTGGGTATAAGATCTGATGCAATGTCGGCGGTAACGGTAACTGTGTCTGAGGCTGCGTTTCCAAGAGTGGTATTGCCTTGCACAGATAGAGTACTGCTAAGTGTAACAGCACCAGAAGCACCAAGGGTTGTAAACGCTCCGGTACTTGCAGAAGTAGCACCAACTGTAGCCCCATCAATAGTTCCACCATTTATGTCTGCCGTATCAGCAACCAAAGCATCTACTGTTGCTGTCCCATCTAAAAATAAATCTTTAAACTCTAAAGAGCTTGTGCCTAAGTCAATGTCATTATCTGTTACAGGTACTATAGCTCCATCTTGTACTCTAATTTGCTCTACAGCAGAACTGGATACTTCTACAAAAAATCCTAAACGATTATTAGTTCCATCAACTACTACTTTATTTAGAAAATCTAAATCACCAATAGTGTGAATGTTACCGCCTTCCCCAGCAGTACCATCATGTCTATGTCCGGTTGAAGAAGCACTAGAAGAAGAATAACTAAAAGCATTCAATAGCTGATTATATTCATTATTAAATAATGCAGCAGTTATAGTATCTCCATCTGCAAATGTGCTTTGTCTTGTATAACTTTGTGCCATTGTTATCTCCTACCTGATGGCATATAATCTATGTAAAAGCCATTTATTCCATAAGAACGATTTTTGTCATTTGTTCTTACTCTAAGGCTTGCTGTATGTCCACTTCCTGTTAAAGTTGTTCTAACCATTGGTTCATTACTGGCTCCAAATGTAGCAGATCCAAATGTTACGCTAGTTTGTCCAAAAATAGCAGGTAATGGAATACCTGATAAAGTTATATCTTCAGGCTGCGGTATATCCAAACTTTTATAATCATATCTAACTCTTAAAACTGGAGACACATCTCCCTCTGGAGATATTGATGTCTTTACATATTTTAAAGTTTTTAATGTTCCAATATCTCCAAAATCTAAATCTGGAGTCTCATATGTAGATAATATATTTGCTTCAGATCCATCTACTAAAAATGAAACGCCTGTGTCATGGTTATAGACATAGCCATCTTTATCACCATGATAGAATTTTTCTATTCCATTATTATCAAAACCAGAACTTAAACCAAAGGCTTGTATTCCTTTAGTTTCTGACCACTCAAAACCTTGTCCTGTAAAAGTTCCTATGATTCCTTTAGAGGTTGCGGGTGATGCAGATGCTCCTGCATAAAAAAGTCTGTACTGTGATTTAGACCTGATTACAGTGCTATCTATAACAAAAGCATTTATGTTGCTGGCAAGAGATGTAATAATACTTTGTATCTGTCTAGATACTGAACTTAGCTCTGTATCTCCAATTCTTGTTGTACCTGCAATAGTTCTTATACCATCAGGAGCCAAGAATACTAAGTCACCACCAATTTCTTGAATTGAATAGCCTGAGAGACACCCTACGTTTTCTGCAATAGGATCAATTCTTACACTAGATGTATCATTTATATTTACAAGTTTTTGTATACTATTTTTATTAAATATAATTAAATCTGTTCTAAATCCTCGTATACCTTGCACTTGATCTGATAGAGTTACTGACCCTGATCCACTTCCTGAAAAATCAGAAGGGTCATTGTAGACGCTAAAAAATATAGTATTTAAGTTGTCCTCTACTCCAGCAGCTATTAAATGATGATCATGGATAGTTATATACTTTACAAACTTAGTGCCTGTTACAGTTATCTCAGATGCAAAAAAAGTACGGGTGCTTAACGCGCCAGTACCTTCCATTCTAAATGAGTAAAGTTTATTAGCTCCATCAGCTATTATAACTTCACCATAATCAAAAGCTGCACCTTCAAACAAAACAAAACTAGCTTGGCCTTGACTTGATCTAGTTAGTACAGACCTGCCAGTAAAAGTAGAGTGACTATCTCCACTTGCAGAAACACTACTTCGATTTATCTCTAACCAAGATGTGCCTGTGTTACTGAAATAAATACTTGTTCCAGAGCAAACTATTACTCCATCTGCATATGGAAAAGTTCCTAATATTCTATTTGTGCTATTAGGTCTAGCAGCACTATCACCGCCAAAAGCAGTAAAACCATTTATCCTCCTATATCCACCATCGGGGTCTACTTCAAAATTTTCTAAATTAGTGGCAAATCCCGGCTGACCCAAAAGCTCTAATGAGTTTAGGTTAGTATTTAGTCCTCCTCTGCAAGATAAACCAAATGCTAAAGACATTACACAAACACCACTCTATCATCTTTAAAATAAGATGTGCTTGCGTCTATAAGATTTTCTCTCATACTTCTAAGACCTTTCTTATAGTCATCTAAAGCAAATGCAGCGGCTTGTGGATTTTCTTTAAATTGGTGTATATAGTATCTTGCTTTCGCTAATAATGTAGAACTATAAACATCAGGAAACACAATAGTATCTCCATGTGCCGATAACTCTGTGGGGAGATCATAAGCAAAAAAGAAAACTTTATATACTTTATCGGGTATAGGACTTAATCCAAACAAACGCCCGTCATTGCTTCTTATTACTGCATCAGGCACTCCACCTTGAGCTTGATCAGCATCGTCAGCATTTTCGCTAGTTCTTCTAAAGTCCTTCCAAGTATCAATAGTTATGTATTCTAAATTTTTAGAAACAAAAGGGGCTGACTCACCAGAAACACCCACAGTGGTTAAATAGAAATTTTCCCACTCTATAGCTCCATAGTCAGTCGTTAGGCTGCTACTAGCTGGCTTTAACTCATACCATCTTGTACCAGCCACAGTGTCTACAGATACATTCCCATACATGGGATCTGTGCTACCACTAAGCCCCGTTGCTAAAAAAGGCCATTTAGGTTCTTCAGTTGCCATATCTAAATATGCTCTGTTTATACAATCTTGGGCGTGAGCTTGTATACCAATAGCAGAACTAAAATTAGAAGAAGTTAAAACAACTTCATTTAACTCTCGTAATAGCTCGTTTGTTAATTGTAGATATGTCTTAGCCATTATTTTGAATGAACCTTTTGAATTTCAAAGTTAGCAGATTTTGAAGATCCTCTATGTGGTTTGTAACCAGCTTTCGGATCTTTCATTAGTTTGTAGGTCTTGCCACTTTTCATCCAATGATAGCCATCAGGAGCCTTTACTTGCATCAGGCTTCTCCTGTTCGTTACGAACTTTTGGATATTTTAAGTCAGCTTGTTTTTGATACGGGAACTGATTACCCGTAGCCTCTGCACAAACTCTTTCCTTTTCTTGGATAGAGTTGTAACTGGCACTAGAAACAACAGTAGTCATTTTAGTTAGCCATTGCGCGAGGCATTGCGTTAGAAATATCGCCGGGATATGAAGGCTGAGAACCAGAGCCACCAGTAGCAACTCCACCCATCATCTTCTTGTCCCTAGCTTCACCGCCATGACCCTTCTTCATCTTTTTGCCGTTCATACCGCCCATCATCATTTTCTTGTCACCGTGATACATCTTAACTTTCCTCTCTGTGATTTACAGGATTATCAGGATTTCTAAAAATCCTGTCATAGTTTTCATCAGCTTTTTGTTTATTCTCGTGTCTATAGTATTTAGCACGAATCTTGCGCTTATCTTTTACATTAAACCTAATTGGATTTTTTTCACTTCCTAGCTGTGGCATCTAATTTACCTTAACTGTTTTTGAAATACATTGTAACTTCAAAGCCAAGTCTTACTTTTTCATAAGTAGGTTTAGACCATTTCATATGTATATCCTCTTAGTTTAATTAAAGGGGGCCATATTTCAGACCCCCGATAATATTAGTCGATACCGTAGAAAGCGGAAACCAATGCTTCGCCACGTAGTACCTTGCTTCCATAAACATGGAGGCCACGTACTATGTCACCAAAGCTGCTTGGATCACGAATTACTTCAGTATTAACAATAGTTTGAGCAGTACACGTAGAAGATATGTGACCTGCAATACATTTACCTGCTGCATTAGATGTAGCGGCAATGTTATTAGTCTTGTACATATCAAATCCACGTAGCTTACCAGAGGACACCAAACCATTACGGATTGATCCCTGACCAGCATTGAAATCAGTACTCATCAGTTTTGATGAAGTCTGTACAAGCTGCTCATAGAACTCTGGGTTAGCTAGGAACCAACGACCCTCTTCAGGAACATTTTGCTCGTCAAGCAGACGGGCCATGTGTGAAAGAACATCAATAGGATCATGCTCACCAGAAGCGAAACCAATATCTAAATTACCAGTACCATCAAAAGTACCAGAAGCCAAGTCAGTGGCATTATCTGAACCTAGAATATGATTAGGGCTAGAAGCAGATACACCAGCAAACATAGTGACAAGTACGCCTTGGTCAAAAGCATCACGCAAAGAGTATGCTGCTGAAGATGCAGCTACTTCGCGGAAGTTGACATGAGACATATTAGTTTCAATATCATCTACGATGAACTTGAAAGCATTTGCCGTATCGACAACCAAGTTTACTTCTTGGTCTGTCAGTTTAGTTTGGGTTGTATCTTGACCCCTTTCATACTGATAAACAGTAATCTCTGGTTCTTTGATAATCCGAACTGAATCACCATAAGCCGAAATTTCTCCTGCATAATCAGTGTTAGTGATTGCTTCAGCTACAGAAGCCTTGCGGAAGAAATTAAGTACCTTCTTACTATAAATAGCAGGAAGGAAATATGAGTTAGTTTGACCACTTACGGAGTTAGCAAAGTTAGCATCTGTATCCGTACTCGGCTCAAAATATTGATCTGATTGGTTATAAGCCATTTTTAATTACCTCAATAAAAGACAAATTATTTAGTCACTCGTCCTTCACTGATAGCTTGATTTATATCATCTTCATACTTATCAAACTCAGCAATGGACATTTTAGCGATTTCCCGTTCAGTCCATATCTTAGGTTGCTTAGTGTCGATAGTTTTCGTTTTAGTCGAAACCATGTCTGCTGCGCTTCCTTTAGATGCAGACTTCGTTTTGGTTGACCGTGTAGAAATACCAAGTTCAAGTTTAAACAAATCAATAGCTTTACTAGCTAAACCAGCATTATTAGGATTGTTATAAACCCAGTTTTGTATTTGTTCAGGTTGTTCCTTAGCCCATGCATGAAATCTTTCATCACCTCGAATGTCCTCAAAGTCAGGATGCCTTTGACGCAACTCAACTTCAGCTTCTTTCTTGGCTATGTCAGACTCACGTTGTTTCAAAGACACTAGCTCTTGGCGTATATCTGCCAGTTGCTGTTCACTTTGAAAATGAGCTACACTCTCAACTGTCTCATACAGGTCTGGATTTTTTTGCCTAAAAGCCTCTATCTCTTCAACGGTCTTAGGAGCTTCATAGGCTGGAGCATTTGTTCTAGCTTCAGCTACTAGCTCTTGTTCACGCTGTTTAAACTCAGAGACTTTATTATCATAATGCTTCTTTAGATCATCATAACGCTTTTTATAGTTTACCTCTTTCTCTTCAGGGGCTTCAGCTTCATCGCTGGAGGTGGCCTTCTTAGTCTTAGGTTCAAAGAAGAGTCCATCAGCACTATCAAATTTTTTATCCTCTACTTGATCATGCCAATCTTTCTTCATGTTATAAGGATTTGCGTCTTGTTCCTCAATTTTTTCTGCGACAGTCATATTACTTCTCCAAACGGGGCTTGCTGTCTACAAGGTAGCCTATCTATATGTTTCGTCAAACTGATAGGGGCTTGTTACTTCAAGGTAGCCGTATTAACGAATACTAGGCATTTTACTTGAGCCAGCCATCTGTCGCTGAATGATGTCCCCATCACTCATTGATGTCTTACTCAAGTTTTGCCCACTCATCATACCACCGTCAAAGGCACGTTCAGCATCATCCATCATTCGTTGGAGATTTTCAGCACCTATTTGGTCAGTGGCCTTCTTGGTCATAACAAACTCGCCGTCAGATAATCTGGCGGGTATTGAGTCTGATACACCAGTTCCGGGGCCATCAACTTCTCCAGCCCCAGAAAACTCAGCAGCAGTTAGCAAAACTTTGTCCATGATTGAACTCAGTTGAGGGTCTGCTGCTAAAGCATTCTTTAAATATGTTTGTTCTGAATCAGAAAGTGTTTCTGTTATTATAAAATTTAGATAACCTATTTCCATGTCTTCATCAGATGCTTGTGATGCCATTACAGCACTCATTTGATCTGGTGGAATATTAGGATAGGTATCTTCAGGTACTTCACCGCCTTCTTGGAATACTCCACGACCATGAAGAATATCTGCTTGTGTTACTTTTCCATCACCTGTTAAATCTGGAAACTTAGTTTCACCGCCCTCTGCCTTTCTTAGCATGGGTCTTACATTACGTGCGGCTTCCATTAAACCGCCTACTTGTTTTTTCTTTCTAGAAGATGCATAGGCAATAGCTAGTGCTTGATTTCTATTAGTAACTTTATCTCCAGAACTTGACTTTAAATCACCCTCTGAAAACTCTTTCATTACTTTATCAAACTTACCACCCTCTGCCTTACCCTCTCTATTAACTGGTAAATCAGCTAAATAAGTTCTGCCTTCAAACTCAAAGGTATCTGCTCTTGCTTCTCTCGCATTTTTAAATGCTTCCTGAAATGCTCTTGCAGAGTCAGTATCTTTAGCATAAGTAGGAAAATCTTGTGGGTTTATTCTTTGATCTATATTTTTTATTTCTACTTCTATTTCACCAGCATTAGCAGCTTCAATTAGCCTTTCACCTTCTGGCGAACTAAGATTGTATCCAATGCCCCCTGCCACTACAGCTGATCCTGCTCCAACAGCAGCCTTGTCTTTTATGACACTAGCTTGAGCAGCACTAGCTGCCCTCGTTGCCTGTTGATCTTTTGTTAGAGGTCTTATTAGTTTTAATAGTGTTTTTACTAATGCACCCCCTACATATGGTTGCCGCTCTGGTGGTACTAACATAGAAGATTGTTCGTTCATAACACCACCCTTATTTCTAAACCTACGTGCAGTCTTTGCAGCTTTCTTAGGCTGCTTAGAAAACTGCTTACCTTTTTTTGTATCTTCTCTTTTCTTTCTAGAGCTTGCGGCATACTCAGAGTCAGACATGGCTTCTATAGCTTTTTTAGGTAAATATCTTTCACCTGTTGCTTTTGAGCCTTGCGTAGATGGCTTACCACTCTTAGTAGTCCATTCTTGGTCTGTCCAATCTTTTAAAGACTTCTGAGACTTTTTCATTTACGCTGTGTTCCTTGCCCTTCTGATTGCCTCTTTACCTCTTGAGGCAATCTCAGCTTGTTTGGGTTTTCCTGCTACCTTTGCTCTTTGTTCTAATACAGTTAATATTTGTATTTTTCTAGCGAAAGGTTTATTTATATTTTTTACTTTCTTGACAGTATCCCTTGCATCCTGTATAGTAGCAAACTTAATACTTACGGTATCTTTAGGATTTTCATCAGTATATAATCTTCTACCAGAACCTTTTGGCTTTTTACCTGTGCCAACTCTAGGATCTTTTTTAGCCATTATTTATAGCCGCCACCTTTAGCTTTATATTCTTTTGCTAACATCTGGGCTTTACGGGCTGACCACTGCCCCGGACTACCGCCTTTTCCACCAGCTTTAATTTTATTAAAAAGATTTTTTCTCATAGTTGGCTTAGTATAATTACCAGCCTCATTGACTCTTGATTTCTTTTTAGCCATCAGATCTCTCTAACTCTACTTGTAACATCTCTTGAACAATTTTTAGCTTCTCTTCTGCTGAAGCTACTTGTTCGATTAACTTGTCCACTTCAGTTACTATATCAGGATGTTCTGCTACACCAACTGAGTTACTTGTATAATTTTCTATATTTACTGCAAGTTTCTTTAAATCTGCTATATACTGACTAGCCAAAGCCTCTAGTATAGTTACTGTCATTCTTTGTATCCGTTTACGTTATCCCGCAACTTCTCTAAGCGTTCCAGAGAACTCACTCTCCCCTGACTGCGGTACACTTCCAGTTCCGATTGTGCCATCACCAGTACCCGTAGCTCCGACATCTTGGCCTTCTGGACGTACTCCATCAGGGCTTCCCATGTCTCCGGGTTGTTCACTATCGGCTTGAGCTTCCTGACCAGTTGGTTGTCCAGCATTATTTTGTAATCCTATAATTCTAGCCATCACAGCGGCTTCTTCTGGGTCATTTAGTAACTCATCTGGATCAAGTTCTAAAGAATATGCCAGTTCGCTGATTAGCTTATTTATCTTAATAAAAGGGGCTATTGAAGGATTCTGTGCTGTTTGTAAAAACATAGTCAGTCTTTGACTACGAACTTCTTTTTGCATCAGGCTATTTGTGCCTGTAGCTTTTACTTCTAAGTCTCCCTCTATATTTAGCTTTTTATCTAAGAATTGCATATTCCATTGATAATAAGCCTCTCCAAGAGGTCTTAGTAAAAAGTCATCTAGATTCTTTATAACTGTTTTTATATTTAATGATGCTGCACCTAGAAGCATAGACATACCTGATGCGGTACGTGTCATGCTTTGTACACCTGTTTGACCATGAGAGTAGCTGGGTATACCTGTTTGCTCATCAGCCAGCTGTCTAAACCTATCAAACATCATCATATTTTCATTTGATGTATTTGGAAACTTTAATCCATTTATAGCTGTTCCCGGCATACCTGACTGTCGTTTAAACATTTTACCGGGAAATATTTCCATGCTTTGTCCACCAACTAGCATAGACTCATCAACATCAAATACTAAAGATCCCGATAAAGCAAGATTATCAATAGCCATACGTGCATGACCATTCATAATTTTTTGAGAATCATCCATGTTTTCAGATACGCCTATACCAAAAAAGCTATAGGGGTTTCTTTCATATGGGAAAGCATTATATGGAATACGATGAGGAGCAAACGGATTAACTACAGCCCTAAGTATATTTCCATTACAAATCCAAGCATTTACCTGAACTTCATCTAAATCATCTACTTCTGCGGGGAGTTCTATACCAGCTTCTTTAGCATACTCAGCATCCATTATTCCCCAATATTCTAAGACTTCATATTGACCAGAACCATAATCATCAGACCTTTGATCGTCTTTTAGTTCATGCTCATAATTATCAGGTTCATAGTTTGGCCCCATTCTTAGAGTGTCTCGTATAGCATCCTTATTAAAATAAGGCATATTAGCTAATGCTCTAACTTGAGACTTATTCATTCTATGGCGGTGGAATGCGTATTCACACTCATCCATATTAGTAGCATTTGGGTCTGGGTAGAAATCCCAAATACTTACAAATTCTATTTTTGGCACACGTACCTGTACAGGATTATATTCTCTCTCTCCTAGCTCATTCTCAGACCAACGATTTAAAGTTTTGTTAAAATTAAACGGGCCTTTTACAATGCCAGTGCCAAATAACGCACACTCAAATAGAGCGTTGCGTATTTCACTAGAACCTTTAGACTCTTCAATCTGATCATGGATTATCTTTTCCATGCGCCTAGCAGATTCTTGAGCAGGTTTAGTTTCAAAGAACTCAGGTATAGCAGAAGATCCATCGACTAGAGAATCTTTTAGTACTGCATCTATATCCTCAGTATCTCCCTTGTTATAGGTTGCCCCGGCATTTAAGACTTTATCATCACCTGCATATCCTACGTCATAAGGATTATTGGTGCTAGGCTCCGGGGCTGGTGAGCTAGTTTCGATGCTAGGAACCGGATTATTAGTATCAAGGTGGGCATACTCTGCTACACCCTCCGGTTGTTTAGTTTCTGATATTCCAATAGGGAGTTTGTTGGAACCAAAAACAACATCTACTAGCTGACCAAAAGCGGCTAGAACTTTAGTCTTAGTAACTTTTACAAAAACTCTTGATTTTTCAGACTCTCTAAATTTATAGTGTTTTGGGTAAAGTCCTCTGTAATTATGATAACCCGTTATCCATCGCCTCTCATCATGATCTCTGGCGAGTTTAGCAGATGTATAACGATCATAAATAACGCCTACAAACTGGTTATAGATAGCGTTCTCAAGGTTTATATTTTTACCTTGTTCGCCCTCTACATCCTGAAAGTAGGCACTATTCGCGTTACCTGTCAAAGAGTTTTCTTTAGACATATTATGGTAGTGTTATAAAATCAATTACAAATGTAACAGTTGTTGCAGCTGTAGCTAGATTATTTGCGAGAGGCTTCAAGCGAATATGAAGAGTTCTCTCACTGGTGCTGGCTAGAGATGCTGCAAGAGTCATAGCCTCTGATGTTGCTGGGCCACCGCTCATGTTTGCAAACTTATTAGCTGCTGCTGGAATACCATTCTCAACAATAAACAAAGGTGTATTAGCTGCGATAGTTACTGCACTGCCTCCATCATCAGCGATTGCTTTCTCATCAATGATTTGACCACCACCTGCGGAGGTTCCTAAATCAAAGTCAATATCATCACCAGAAGCACCCGCAGTAACTAAGTTACCTGCTGCAATCATGATAATGTTTTTAATGGATGTTCCTGCTGGCTGAGTAAAACTTACATCATAAGTTGCATCCGCTGTTACAGCGATTGTGCCTGTAGTTGTTGTAGCTTGTGAACCTACTCGTGTTGAAAGATCACGAACATCTCCAACACGGACAGATCCTGCATCATCTCGTACATCTATGACTCCGGGTAATGCTGACATTTTGGCTTCTCCTATTAATAACCAAATTCTGAATCTAATGGTGTAAATGCTTGTTCCCGATGCATATGCCTAATTCTTGATAAAGGATCTGCTATTCTTGGTCTTGACATTATCAAATACCTAAGTGCATCGTAAGCATGATCCGAGGCATGAGTATCCACATCCTCTGGATTAGTCCTATCTAGGGGAATACTTTGAAGTTCGCGTATCAGATTAGGGCAACTATTGAATATCTGTAAACGTGGCCTTCCGCTTTGCTGCAACTTCAAGTATTCGTGAACCTGTATTTTTCCTTGTATACGATTCTTATCAGCTCTTCTTAGCTTGTGTCCAACACGTATAAGAGCTTCTCCTACTGTTGGGCCTGTAGAACCTGTTTTAGCCCAAGCAGCTGTATCAAGAACTCCGGGTACAGAAAATGGATCTGGTACTTCCATTTCTAATATCATTTGACCCAGATCTTCACCTGTAAGTCCTTTACGGTATAACTCTCTGTATATTATCAGAGTACCATCTGTAGGATCAACTGTTCCCCAGATACAGGCACTTTCTGATGCATATCCATAGTCAATTCCTTTGACTCTCTCCCATCCTATAGGAATCTCAAATGGTGTAACTACATGGGTAGCTGTTTCAAACTCTGTGAAAGCAGCACCCTCTGCTATCTCCCAATTACCCTCTAGTAATTGTTTTCTTTGGATGGCTGGAAGAGCTTTGAGCATCTCTTCATAACGACCATCTGCTGCAAGATAGGGATTATCATCTAGTCTTGCAGGTATAAACTTTCTAGTTAGACCATCCTCACCTGTAAAAGATTCATTAGGAGGATATGGTAATATATATCTTTTCTTTACCCAATGTGCGCCAACACCACCGGGGTTAGCTGTACACCGCATATAAGGTACAATATCTGGATCAGTAGTACGAAGTCTTGAAGCCAGATAATTCCAACCAAACTCTGTGGGTAGGTGAGTAATCTCATCAAAACCTATCCAACTATATGCTTGTCCTTGGTAGCGATACACATCTGCATCTCGCTCCAAGAATCCAAATTCTACTTTAGCCCCGCTAGGGAAGTTCCAAAGTTTTTCGACTTCCCGATATTTACAACCGGGGAAAGCTCTTGGATAAAGCTCTCTAGACTTATCTATTAACTCTCTAAGTTCTGGCATAGAGCGTCTAAGTATTAACGCCCTATGTGCGGGTCTATGAGCGTATCTGAGAGGATCTATTAACATAGCATAGGACTTACCGCCCCCTGCTGCTCCACCGTACAATACGTCCCTCTCAGGAGCAGCTAAAAAGTCTGTCTGTGGCCCTGCGTTTGGTTTGAAGATAACATTATCGTTAGCTTCATCCCGTAAAGACTTTGGAACCTTTGACAGAACATCATCTGTAATTATTTTATTATTATTATTATCTAACTTATGTAGAGTTTCTTTAGAGGCTTTTAGTTTTTCTCGTTGTTGAGATAATCTAACTCTTGTACGTTCTGTTTCTTTTTCTTTTTTGCGTACAGTTCTCCGCGCCTGTATCTTTGCTTTCGTTTCTGAGTGGTAATTATAGCCTCTACCTTTTGCGCCCTTTGGTCTACCACTTTTGCGTCTTGGAGTTCCGTCCTTCTTTAGAACGAAATTACCCTCCGAGTCTCTGAGGTAGTTCTCAGGATTTTTCTCCCACTCTTCCATTTATAATATTCTTTAAACCGACATGGCTAATACTTCTGCCTGTCATATGAGTTAACCAATCAGCACCCTCACGTAATGACATCATATCAGAGGACACAAGTTCTTTTATTTTATCTAAAGATTCTAACTCTTGCTCTACAGGCTCTAAAGTTTTTTCATCTTCAGATAGTTTATATCCAAAAGGTATTGTGCTGCTAGTTCGCCTCATTAGCTTTTGCGGGTAGTATAAATAAACCCCCATTCATATTATTATTTACATCTAATCTTTCTTGTTTTCCAAGTCCTGTACGGTCTAATATAGTCTGTGCAGCCTGAAGTCTCATGTTTGCTTGTGGTATAGGCTGATCAGAGTGCATAACCTCTACAAGTTTCATAGCGGCTTGGGGTGCTGACTGAGCAAGAATGTTAGAGGCTAGGTCGATGATTTCGTGTTTGAGTGCTTTGACAACTTGCCAATGTCCATTCGCGGAATATCCCGCCAACTCAGCAGCTTTCTTAGGATCACCTCCAGTTTCTACTAGATAGTCCAAGAAATCTTTTTGTTTTACAGTTAATTCTTTATTCATCTTATAGTATTATAGTCCTAAATAGAGGTTTTGTCAAGTATTATTTAATAGTATACTAAATAACTTGACAAAATGCTCTGTGGACTGTATAATATTCTTTGTACCCTCCGGGTTCATAGTTATATAGACCTGACAATCCTATCGGATTGAGTCTTTAAAGACTGTATGGCCCTAAAAAGCACTTCAGAGACTTTAAAGTCTTATTATCTACCTGATTCCGTCCGACAAAAGACTCCCGCCTAAACTACTTTACACTTCAAAACCTCTAAAATGTATATGATTTAGTATATATATGGGTGTACCCCCCCGGCCTCCTGCCCGACCCCTGAGACTCTGGAGTCTCAAAACCTCTAAATCCAGACTTTAGAGTCTCTTTAGACTCTACAGCCCACCAAGACTTCAGAGACTTTAGAGTCTCTGCTCCAAAAACCTCCAAAGTCTGTCTAGTTTACAAATATCTAAAGAGATTTGTAAGTCTCTAGAGTAAAACTAGGAAGACTCTAGAGTCTTTAAAATTCAACAGCTTACCGAATATTTTAGAATTAATAAATTCTACCACCAGAGATTATAAAATTCCAGAGTTTGTATGCCGCCGTAACGCGATCAGGCTACGTGATCATGACGCGATCATGATGTGATCAAGCCTTTGGGTGTCATGCGCTCTTTCACAATCGCATAATGCGCGGGGAAAGCTGTTGACATCGAAATGGGGTCTGTGCCTTTAATGGAAATGTCTCAGCGACACCGAGACAAAACAATCACACACAATTCCAAAGGAACATACATATGACAACTTCACAAACTTTGAATGAAATTCAAGCTACTCCTAAGCAGTACTTCGCCCTTTCCAGAGTCTATGCTTATAGACTGATGGAGGCTAACTCAATCCCCAAGATCAAGTTTGGGATCATTCGTAGCCGAACGGCGGGTGTTCTTCACTCACAGTTCCCCATGATGACTAGGGGCAAGGCTCAGGAGTTATTCGACGCTACAAAAATTCCTGCCTTCTTCACTCGTTTAGTGAAGATTGATGACATGGTTGGAGCTAAAGCTCCGGTCAAGGTCAAAGCAGTCAAGACTGCCAAGCGTACAGCTACCAAGGTAGCCAAGCCGAAAGCAGTTACTAAGACTCCCAAGGTCGCTGCTAAAGCAGCACCGAGTGATTTAGAAAAGCGCATGGCCTTCGTAGAAGGCGAGGTTAGCAGAATGTCGGAAGATGTTCTGGTTATCAAGTCAGGTCTGGAGACTCTAATCGAACGATTAGGGTAAACTTTAAAGTCTCAGGAGGGCTACGGCCCTCTTGAGTTTCAAGGAGTATCTATATGATTTATTTAGAATTATTATATTATTATCTCAATCCCCGTTGGGAGTTAGTAAGTTACACTTGCTTTCCTAGAAAGCGTCAAGCTAGACTATCTCACTGGAAATACTGGCAGCATGGATATGTCAGAATAACTCTGGGCCGTAGGAAGTTCCAGTTTAGTAAAGAGTTATAATTAATACTTAAAAGATTTTAAAGACCTCTTACGTTAGTGAGAGGTCTTAAAAATCTAAAAGGAGCCGCTATGCTGTTGAGCAACGAAGAAAAGATGCGAATGAAAAAGAGATTCGAGAACCAAGACTATATCTCTAAGAGCTATTATAATCACTTTGGAGAGAGTGATTATATTTGGCATTGGATGGGTCAGCTTGGCTACAGGTTTGGAAGAATGTCTGATGCAGAGATTCAAACTTGGGCTGATCATGTTGATGTAGAGTTAAGTCTAGCGGAGGAGATATGAAAGCGTATATTAAAGTTAAGAATATCTATGGAGTAGATAAGATTTATCCAGACTGTGATGTTTCTAGGTCACTTGTGAATCTTATGAATACTAAAACTATACCAATAGAAAAAGTCTATTGGATCAGACAGTTAGGTATTGAGTTACTACAAAGACCTGTAGAGTTAAAAGATTTATTATAGGAGTATATAATATGATTAGGTATACATACAAAATAGGTATTAAAACTCATTCTGTTAGGGTGACTAGGCATTTATTTAAAAAGCTATTTCTTTCTACTCCAAGGGGTAAGAAAGTATTTAGGAAGGGTGCTAAGAAATCTCTATCTGGACATAGGGCTATACCACATAGGAACACAGTTTAATTAATATTTAAAAGATTTAGAAGGTCTTTTACAAAGTGAAAGACCTTCATAAATCTAAAAGGGGCCGACCATGACCAACGAAGATTGGGAAGAACTTTTCGAGTGCATATGTTTTGTACTCACATTACCAACCATAATATTATTTTTTATCTTTTTGGAGCTAATATGATTGATATTTCAGTACACAAAATTGTAGGTATAGCAATAGATACTCCTCACGTTGATAATAACTGGATAGAGCTTACTATTAAAAACAGTAAGGGTGAAGAGTGTGAAGTGACCATGTTTCTTCAACAGCATGGTGATGATAAGGTTACTCTTTATGAGTTCCTTCATGATCTCAGAGACTCTACAGAAAGAGCAATCAAGGAGTTGATAAGTGTTCAGCAATCACAATCCGAAGATTAATCATTTCGCACAGCGTAGTCCAGATAATTTGTTTCTGGTTGTCATGATGGTCTCCCTTAGCATCCAGCAAAAATGGGTGCTAGTGGGAGACATGATGGTTGATATGAAACAAAATAAACTAGACTCTAAGTTTATCTGGGGCAACAAAAAGAATACTTACAAGTACATAAGTACTCATAAGCATTTTATCTACGGTCAGATGATGGCCGTTATTAATTCCAACAAATCAGATACCTCAAAGTCACACAGTCTTATGAAGATATTTCTACAGATTGATGGGCTTGGATTGGCTAAGGCTGGCTTTGTTTGCCAGTTAGTCGCTGGTCTGGTTGGTTGTATTGATGTTCACAATATAAAACAATATAATATTAAGCCTGATCTATTGGTTTATAATAAGACTGTAAAGACTAAAAGAGGTCAGGAAGCTAATGAGAAAAGGCTTCAAGAGTATGTAGCCCTCTGTGAAATCTATACATCTGAGAGACTTTGGAATGCTTGGTGTGCATTGATAGCTGATAAGTACCCTAAAGACTTCTTAGATGACTATCATGTGTCAGAGTTGCATTACACTTACTTACTTAACTAGGGAGCAATAATATGGCATCGTTTGAGAAAGACAGACTAAAAGAGCAGTTAGCTAAAGATATTAAAAGTTATCTAGAGAAAGGAGGTGTAGTAAATAAATTACCTGTATGTCCTGAAGTTACGAAGATTAAAAAAGAGATTGATAGAAAATACTTTAATAAGTTTTAAAAGGTCTTTTACAAAGTGAAAGACCTTTATAAAACATATAAGGAGCCGACCATGACAGACCATTACGAAGAATACAAAGAACGATATATGCGAGAACTATTAGAAGATGTTGATAAAGCTAGGAGCATTGTAGCAACAGTGCTTGATGATAATAACGTAGACCCAAGAGTAGGATTAATTGCTCTAAAGACTTTGGTGCGGCAAGTAGCTGCGACTATGGGTAATATTGATTTGAAAACATCAGATCAATTAGTTGATGTTATCTGGGAAGATTGTTTAGAGCCTCAGATGGAAGAAGTACAGGCGAAGTTACAAGGAGTTTATCACTAATGGGAGTACATATCACACCAGTTTATGATGAAGCTCATGGTGTACCTTTTGTATACTATGAAGTTTCTTCAGACTTTAGCGGTGAGACAATGACTACTAACTGTCTCTTTCGGGCTGAAGAAATAGCAGATGAATTAATTGCAGAATCACTTGAACAAACCACAAACTAAGGAGCTACATATGAATGTTGTTAGATTAAATAATTTTACTTTCGGTGCTGGATTCGGTGACGCTGACTTTGATATTGATTTGAAGCAGCTACATTTTAGTGCTAGATCACCCTCTGATTATCATAATCACTGGCATGTAACTAACAAACGTGCCGTTATTCGTACTGATACTAATCAGTGTCTTGGTGTTGTTGGCCCCAACTATAAGCCAATAAATCATAAAGACATGATAGCTAATCAGCGTTCTATGATTATGCGAAGTGATCTTAATACTAGAGATATTACTGAGTCTATTGTTACTGATCGTTACGGTGCTAGGTGTTATGTAAAGCATACCTTACCTAATCAGTTCTTAGAGACTCCTGATGGTGACACAGCCGCTCTGACTTTCCTTGGAGTGAATAGCTTTGATGGGCTATTTAGTTTCATGATGTCGGCTGGTGCTAGACAGTCAGCCTGTATGAATGGTCAGATATTTACAGAGGGTAGCTCTACTATATATAAGGCTAGGCATACTCGACAGCTAGATATCCACAAGGGTTCTCAGATTGTTGGTAAAGGTCTAGAGGTAATGATGCAACAGAATGAGCTATGGAAGCTATGGTATAAGACTGTCCCATCTCAGGAGATAATTAATACTATCTTTGCTGAAGCTGTTGGGATGAGCTACTTGGATGACAATATTCATAACAACAGAAACTATATCTATCTCTGGAAAGCGTACACTGAGACTTACTCTAAGCGTCAAGGTAACAATCTTTGGGCAGTTTATAATGCTCTGACAGATTGGGCTACTCACTGCCAGCCAGCCCGAAAGACATCTTCTGTGGTGTCTTTACAGAATCGTAGAGCCAATAAGGTGTCTAAGATTATCTCTAATGATCGTCTGTTTCGACAGGTAGCATAATGGTTAGTGAGTCTACACTGACTGATCTAGTAGAACTAAGGGATACCCTTCAGGGGTGTCCTTTAGATTCTAGGTCTGATTTAGTATTTTTATGTTCTCTAGATAATGTTATCAATTACTTACAGGAGCAAAGTAATGGACAGAGAAAAGTTTTATCACAAGATTGATGATTGGGTTGCATATAACTTTACAAAGATAGATTGTCAGCTTCCTTCAAAGACCTTCATAGGAAGGTTTATTCATTTTGTTGAGGCAGAGTTAGCAGCATACGCAGAGAGCGATAAAGATAAACTCATGCCTTGGACGCAAGTAAACTCATACACAGAGTTAGATCAGCTATTACCTATATGTTTTACGGCATACATTAATCAAGGAGCTAAACACTAATGAGCGAATTAGATAACTATCTAGAAAATAATATTTATCGTAAAGAAATTTATTATCCCAATCTAGATATTGCATATGACTCTATGAAGAATCAATGGCATCCCCTATATAAATATGAGATCAGTGTTGATGATAATAAGAAAATAACGGTGAAGGCTTATAACAACTGGAGCAAGGAATTTATAGGATACTTGGGAGAATACTAATGAACAGACACTCAGCTAAACACAGAGTTACTCAATTAATTGCACATAATTTTATACATATCGAAGACACTAATGACTATGCACCGATAGGTAAAAACCTAAAAGATACTGTGGATAAACTAGAGGAGATACTTCTCTCAGTTGTTGATGATGTATATGACGGGATAGAGGAATACTATGACTACCAGTAAAGCATTAGAAATTGTATTTAAGTACGCTGATTGGGGCATTCAATATCATGATGATGAAGATGCAGATACTCAGTGGGGTGAAGCTATAGAACATATCACTGATCAACTAGGTGTGGTCTTTGATGGAGCGACTGAGCAATGGGTAACTGCTGATGAGGGACATCCAGTATGAATATATTTTATTTAGATCATGACCCTGTAACCTGTGCTAAACAACACTGTGACAAACACGTAGTCAAGATGATACTTGAGTATGCACAGTTACTATCTACGGCTCACAGAGTTCTTGATGGTGTAAAGTATTATGAGCCATCAAGACGCTCTGGTCGCATGGTCAAGAGATTTCATCTCGACGGCAGTAGAAGTAAGTTGTATCATGCTACTCATATGCACCATCCTTCCGCTGTTTGGTGTAGGAAAAGTATTAGTAATTACATATGGTTATCAGACCTATTTAATGCTTTACTTGATGAATATACTTATCGTTATGATAAAGTTCACAAGTGTGCAGAGTTAAAAACTTTGCTAATGGAGGCTCCTGATAACATTGACATAGGAGTTTTTACACCTCCCACACTAGCAATGCCTCAAGAAAATAAAGTTTCGGATTGTAACATTGAGTGTTACCGTGACTATTACCATACTAAACACTTTGCTAAGTGGACTAACAGACCTATACCGGAGTGGTTTAATGCCTAGTAATTATACTTCACATCAGCTATTGCAAAGATTAGCTGTAATGACTAATAAAGAATATGATGACTATATAATGAATAAGAAGGCGTTAGACCTTTGGTACAAAGTACACACAGAAGGAGTAAAAAGTGGAACAACATCTAGACTTAAAAGATTTTTTACTAAATCCAAAGATGGGTAACAAGGCTACTACTTGGTTTTATGTTGATGGGTTGCGATTATGTGACATATCCATAGGCAGAAAGTATGTTTTTGTTAAACCTTTACATGGTAATTACGTTAAAAAGAAACACACAATACGAAAAGCAAAGGAGATATTAAAGAATATGTATTGGCAAGCAGCATCCACTGATGCATACTATAAGGCTTTAGAGTCAGGTAAAAAACGTAAACCTAAAAACTGGGAGAAGAACTATGTTTGAAATTGTTTTTGGTTGTGTTATACTTGGATATGTATTATATATTACATTTAATAGACCAACATAAGGAGTTATAAAGATGGCTATTGTTGAAGGTACAGCCTATTGGGCTAGTGTTAAACGTCCTAATACAACATATGAACCTGTATATACTGTAAATCTTGTAGTAGCTGATGAGACTGCAAAGGACTTCAAGCGTAGAGGTTTTACAGTTAAAGATATGAATGAAGGCCCAGCACTGGTTATTAAAAGGAAAGTAAATGGTGCTAAAGGTCAACGGGAAGCCCCGAAGCTCTATGATCGCATGAAGAATGAGATAGACATAGAGGTTGGTAATGGGTCTAAGGTTAAAGTCCAGTATCGTGAATGGGAGATGGACAGAGGCCAACAGCATTTCCAAGGTCTAGAGTTTATGGCTATGCAAGTTATAGACTTAGTTCCCTACAATAGTGGGGGTGCTGGAGATGAGTTTGATGTCGAGGATGAGATGGAGGATGAGTTGTAATGTCTGCCATCTATAAAGCCAAGGATGGCAAAACCTATGATGTATCAAAGTTATCTGAGTTAGCTCAAGAAAACTTTAATCTTGCCGCTGAGATAGAGGCAGAGATACAGGTTCTACAAAAGAAAATGAAAGTAATATCACTAGCCAGAGATTCTATTATTGTATGGCTAGAGGATAAAGCATTGTGTGAGGAAGCGTTGTGTGCTGACGATTAGGGGGCTTCGGCCCCCGTTTTTTTAAGGAGCGATTAATGGCATTTGTAAAGACACATTTACCCTGTCCTGACTGTGGTGGTAGCGATCCAGCTGCCTTGAATGAAGATGGTTCTATGTATTGTTTCAGCTGTGACAAGCTGACTCCTGCACCTAGAGACTATCAATCCTCTCCACAGCCAATAGAATTTAAAACATATAAGAACAACTCTATGAATACCTCCGATGGTTCATTCAATGAACTTAGTGATAGAGGTATCTCACTAAACACCGCTAAGAAATATGGAGTTAAAAGTATATTAAACTCCAAGGGTGAGGTGGATACTCACATCTATCCTTACTACACTGTCAATGAAATCGGTGCTTATAAGCTGCGTGATGCTAATAAGACTTTCTTTTGGCAAGGCTCATCCGCTGGCACAGGTTTATTTGGTCAGCAGTTATTCCAAGAGAGTGGTAAGTTTATAACTATCACTGAGGGCGAGTGTGATGCTATGGCAGCTTATGAGTTGCTAGGATCTAAATATCCTGTAGTGTCTCTGAAGAATGGTGCGGCTGGTGGAGTTAGAGATGTTAAGTCTTCTCTAGAGTTTCTTGAGAAGTTCGATAAGATAGTAATAAACTTTGATAATGACTCTCCGGGCAGAGAAGCGGCTAAGAAAGTTGCTAGATTATTTACTCCCGGTAAAGCCCTAATATTAAACTTACCAGAGGAGTATAAAGATGCTAATGATATGCTTCGTAGTGGTAACCATAGATTGTTTACTACTTCTTGGTGGGCGGCAAAGCCGTATACACCTTCAGGAATAATGAGTGCAAAGGACATCATGAATAAATATCATGAGCGTCCTGAAAAAGAATCTGTAGCTTATCCTTGGCATGGATTGAATGAAAAGCTATATGGTCTTAGAACTGGAGAGCTAGTTACATTTACAGGTGGTACAGGGCTGGGTAAGTCCAGTATTACTAGAGAGCTAGAACACTGGCTAATAAAGAACACTAAAGATAACGTAGGGATTATAGCTCTTGAGGAAGATTACTATAAGACTGCCGATTGTCTGGTGTCGATTGAAGCTAATGCAAGACTATACATTGACCACATTAGAAAAGAATATCCAAAGCAACAGTTGGATATTATGCTTAATAGTCTCTTTGGTGATGATAGAGTATGGATACATTCTCACTTTGGATCTAATGATTTAGATGAGATATTCTCAAAGATTAGATACATGATTGTGGGCTGTGATTGTAAATGGATAGTAGTAGATCACTTACATATGTTACTGTCTGCTAGTGCAGAGGGTGATGAGCGCAGGACTATTGATACAATAATGCATAAGCTCAGATCTATCGTTGAAGAGACAGATGTAGGTATGCTCTTAGTATCTCACCTAAAAAGGATAGAGGGTAACAGAGGCCATGAGAATGGAGTTACAGTTAATCTCAGTCACCTCAGAGGCTCTCAGTCGATAGCTCAGTTATCAGACTGTGTAATTGCATTAGAGCGTAATCAGCAATCAGACGATCCAAATGAAGCTAATACAACACACGTTAGAGTATTGAAGTCTAGATATACTGGTGATGTTGGTATGGCTACACATCTAATCTATGATAAAGAAACTGGCCGACTCTCAGAGCTTTTAGATTATGGAGATGAAGATGAGCTAGATGTGGAAGAGGCATTATGAAGTCCTTAGTATTTGATATAGAAACAGATGGCATTACAGATGTTACAGTTATTTGGTGTATATCAGCTGTGGATTTAGATAGTAATGATATCTATGAGTTTGGCCCTGATCAAATAGATGAGGGTGTGGCATTGCTAAATGGTGCTGATAAACTTATAGGACATAACATAATTAACTATGATATTCCTTGGATACGCAAGCTGTGTGGTGTTGATCTGTCCGATAAGAAGCTGGTAGATACTCTTGTAATATCTAGATTATTTAATCCAGTGCGTGAAGGGGGTCACGGCCTGAAACAATGGGGTGAGTCTATAGGATACTCTAAAGTAGAGTACGATGACTTCTCTGGATTTGATGAGGGTATGTTAGAGAGATGTACCGGAGATGTTATACTAAATAAAAAAGTATATTATGAACTCCGTAAAGAGGCGGCTGGATTCTCTAAGCAGTCTATAGATATAGAGAATACAGTCGCTAGTATACTCAAAGAGCAAGAAGATCATGGCTTCTTACTTGATCAGAAGACAGCAACCATCTTACTAGCAGAGCTACAAGAAGAGATGGATAAAGTTACATCTGAGGTGAAGAAGAGATTCAAACCAAAGGTAGAAAAGCTAGAGATATTTAAAAGGAGAACTAAGACAGGTGCTATATCTAGAATGGGAGAAACTCTAGAGGGCAGAGGTGTTAGGCTTACTGGAGAGGACTTTCAAGAGATAAAGAAGAAAGGCTCTATAATTAGAGAGAAGCGTATAGAGTTCAACTTAGGATCACGTAAACAAATAGGAGAATATCTACAGGAGTTTGGTTGGAAGCCTAAGAAGTTTACTCCTACAGGTCAGCCAATGGTTGATGAAAAGATATTATCCAATGTAAAGAATATACCAGAGGCAGTGCTAATAGCTAGGTATCTAATGCTTCAAAAGCGTATAGCCCAAGTCAATTCATGGTTTAAAGAGCTAGGAAAAGACGGTAGAGTACACGGTTTTGTTAACCATAATGGCACTGTTACTGGTAGAATGACTCACAGGAACCCCAACATGGCTCAAGTTCCTAACTGTTCCGCTCCTTACGGGAAGGAATGCAGAGCCTGTTGGGTAGTTCCTTCTAATTATAAGTTAGTTGGTATAGACGCTAGTGGGTTGGAGCTTAGAATGCTGGCTCACTATATGAATGATGAGGGGTTTATAGATGAAATACTCAATGGAGACATACACTCGGCTAATCAAAGACTTGCAGGACTTGAATCAAGAAATCAGGCAAAGACTTTCATATATGCCCTTATATACGGGGCAGGAAATGAAAAACTTGGAAGTGTGGTTGGAGGAAACAAAGCGCATGGCAAGAGACTTAGAGAATCTTTCCTCAATAATCTCCCATCATTTGCTGCTCTTATCACTAAAGTCTCAAGAGCGGCTCAAAAAGGATTCCTAAGAGGATTAGATGGTAGGAAAATAAAAGTAAGATCACAGCATAGTGCTTTAAATGCTCTTCTTCAGGGTGGTGGAGCTATCGTTATGAAGAAGGCACTCATGTTATTCCATAAAGAGATACAGCAATATGGTGCTGTTGTAGTAGGTAACATACATGATGAGTGGCAGGTAGAAGTACCTTGGCAACACGCCGATGTAGTTGGTAAAGCAGGTGTCAGAGCAATTATACAAGCTGGTAAAGATCTAGAACTTAAATGTCCTTTAGATGGGGAATATAAAATAGGAGACAACTGGAGTGAAACACATTAAAAAATATGGTAAGTATGAGTACACGGTTTCGGGTGAAGAATATGCTTGTGATGATTGCTGGTTTCCAGTTGAAGTCATAAATACTAAAAGTGTTCGATATGCTGTAGACGCTTATCATTCTGCCCTAGAAGATCCATCTATAGAAAAAGTTAGGTTGAAGTTTTGTGTTATAAAAGATAAGAAAAAAGACGAGTATCCTGTATACAACTTGTGTATTTGGTCAGGAGAAGAGACTCTATCACATTATGAGAGATCTTCTTATGAAGATTAAACATGATCCAAATAGAGTTGGTGATCTAGCAGAACACTATGCTATCACTTGGTTGTGGGATAATGGCTATCATGTTTTTAAAAACTGTGGATGCACAGGCCCAGTTGATATTGTTGCCCTAGATCCTGATGGTAAGATAGCTCTTATTGATGTTAAGTCTTATAAAGATAG